TAGGAGGAATATTAGATGATAATATAAGTAAAAAAACATTTATACTTATAGTAAAATCATTAGATGATGTATCAAATAAAACAAAAAAGGCTAATTCATTAAATATTCCAATAATGACACCAGAAACTTTTAAATATAAGTTTATAGATTAACAAATTTAAATGTATATTATTATGAATAATATGCATAAAGTATATAACTACCAAACACCTTTTTATTTAGATAAACATCTAATGAAAAACCCCTTGTTTAAAACTAGTAATAAGAGTGACTATAAATGTTATTCTTCTAGTAGTTATTTTAAAAATATACGAAAACCAAAATTAAAGAGTTATTATGATAATATACCATACGGTGTAGATAATCGTTTAAGACATACACCCCTATATGCAACAACACATACAACACATTATAAAAAAAGAGGATTAGGTAAATATGATAATATACAATCCAAATATAGATAAATCAAAAAATAATATATTCTACATATTATTTTTTAGATGTATTTGCTGTGATATTCAGGAATAGAATCAATATTAATAAAGTAATCATCTTGAGAAACAATTGTCGTATCAATTAAGTATTGTTTAAATATATCTAACTTAAGTTGTTCTTCAGGAGTTTTATTATGAACGGTTCTAGCAATCATTTTGTATAATTTAAAATTAGGATAACGTTCATCACCATTCTTTTTGTATAAAATATTTCGATTATTATCATCAGTGCACCAGTGAATAACTAATCTTTGAAATTCATCAAAAATATTACTATTATCACTATCTATTTTATCAAAATTACTATCATCAATTACAAAATCGTATAAAGAACAACCTAATCTGCATAAATCAAAACTATAATTAGGGTCTAAACGAGGTTTATTATCATCCATATATGGTTCACAATTATACTGTGTAGTAGCATCACCATTTGGTGCAAAGCTATCACTACATAATCGAACACCATTATAATTGTATATAGCTCTCCCGAAATCAATTATTTTAAAAATTTTACCAAAAGTTGGAACTTTATAAATATTATTTTTAAATTTATAATAAATGAATTCTTTATCAGTATTAACATACATAATATTGTTAGTATGTAGATCATTATGTGTAAATTTAAATGATTTTTGATATATTAAAAGAGTCATAACAATTTGCATCATAGCGGAAGAACCATTTTGAACGTTAATTTCATTATCTTCAAATAAACTGTCAAGTGTTCCATCACATTTTTCTAGTGCAATACATTGAACTGGCATATTATTAACATATGCAAAATAGTTTTCTTGTTCGATTGAAGATGAATAATCATCATCTTCATCATCATCTTCATCTTCGTCATCATCTTCGTCATCTTCTTCGTCATCATTATCGTCATCATTATCTTCAATAGAACTTAAACTAATATCACTATTATCGTCGCTATCAATACTGTTAGATGTTTTTGAGCTGTTATTAGATAAACTGTTAGTAGGATTAGTATAAACTAAAGTATCTTCAATATTAATGATACTAATATCATCATTTTTATCAATAATATTATTAACAGAAATAGCAGAAATATTGTGTTTTGGTGTATTAGAAATACATAAACGTTGTTTGTTTGCGTGAGAACTATAATTATAATAATTATCAGTTTCAATATTAAAAACAGTAAATAGATTTTTGTTATTAGAAATAAAGAATGGAGAAGATTGTAAATATTCATAATCATCACTAATATCGATTTTATGCTTATCTTGTATTCCAATGAAAGAACCATAGAAATCGATAGAATTAATAGAGTTATGAGTATTTAGTAATTGACTAGAGAGATAACTAAAAAAACAATCAACATATGACATGTTATTTTGGTCGTTAATTTTAGGATAAGTATTGGTATTGTTAATATTAGGTAAATTACATAAAATATCTTTATTTGATTCGTATTTACCAACCATATATCTAACAGGGTCTAATAATGGTGAATATTTTATAAATACAGGTTTTTTAAAAACATTATCACTAATATCAACAACAGATGTCATATTTTTAATATGATATTTATGATTTAGTGCAATACGATTAAAATTAGTTTCATTTAAAGAGAACCAATGTTTATATATAGGATTAAAACTTTGCATACCTTTGATGTAAAATGGATTATATTCAATATCAATATCTTCTTTTGTTGGAGTATCAAAAGATTTTTCTAAATGTTTAAGATGAATAGGTTTATGTTTATAATAATGAATTTTAAATTTAGGAGAATGGTTATGTTGGCTCATAAAATTACAACTTTATAAGTGGTATTTATATTTTATTAGGTAGTTTTAAACTAATATAATATCACTGCACGTTTGTCCTAAAAATACTTAATCTATACATAATTTATTATTGTTTATAAATGACACTAGAACTAAAAAAGTTTAATATGCGTGAAATTACTTTTAAAAAAGAGGAAAATAAAGGACCAGTTATAGTTATGATAGGAAGACGTGATACAGGTAAATCATTTTTAGTTCGAGATTTATTATTTTATCATCAAGATATTCCAATAGGAACTGTAATGTCAGGAACAGAAGCAGGAAATGGTTTCTATTCAGCTCACGTGCCAAAGTTATTTATTCATGAAGAATATAATACAGTTTTAATTGAAAATATTTTGCGGCGGCAGAAAACAGTTTTAAAACAAGTAAAAAAAGAAGTAGAAACATATAGACGTTCAACTATAGACCCAAGAACATTTGTAATTTTAGATGATTGTTTATACGATCAGGGCTGGACACGTGATAAAATGATGAGATTACTTTTTATGAATGGACGTCATTGGAAAATAATGTTAATCATAACGATGCAATATCCATTAGGTATCCCTCCAAATTTACGTACAAATATCGATTATGTATTTATACTTCGAGAACCTTATTTAACAAATAGAAAGCGTATATGGGAAAATTATGCAAGTATGTTTCCAACACTAGAATCATTTTGTGCTGTGATGGACCAATGTACTGAGAATTATGAATGTCTAGTAATAAATAACAATGCAAAGTCAAATAAATTAAACGATCAAATATTCTGGTATAAAGCAGAGAACCATCCAGATTTTAAATTAGGTTCAAAAGAATTTTGGGAGATATCAAAAGGAATGGGTTCTGACGACGAGGATGAAGCATATGATCCAAGTAAATCAAAGAAAAAAACAGGGCCAACTATTAATGTAAAAAAGAGTAAGTGGTAAAATATTTATAAAATTAACATAAATATTTTATAGTATAATACAGTAATGGAATGTTCAAATAGTGATTATAGATATATATCATTAGCGTGTGATGAAGCATCGAAGTCATTAGCAGCATATAAACATGGATGTATAGCGGTATCATCTGGTAAAATAATAGCTAGAGGATGTAATAATTATAGAACATATTCAAAAGATGGAATGATACGTAATACTTGTTCTTGTCATGCAGAAGTAGATGTATTAAGAAAATGTTTAAAACTTAATAATATTAGAAAATTATCATTATATATAACACGAATATCAAAAGATAACCGTCCATTATTATCAGAGCCGTGTATTGAATGTTACAAGGTAATGAAGCAATTTAATGTAAAAAATATAATTTATAGCGATAAAATGGGAGAAATATTGAAATATGGGATAGATGAATTTACACCATCACATATATCGAGTGGTTATGATGCAATTGAGAATAATAGAGTAAAAACATTATAATGTATCATTCATTAATGTATGTAAAAAAAGGTTACTTCTTTCATCATCATTATCGCTATCATAAAGTGTAGTATCACTATCATTATCATTGTTTGAAATTATATTAAATAAAAAATGATTATTATGCATTTCAGGTGGAAAAGATATATAATTATCTTTATTTTCATCATAATCTTCAATTATTTCAATATGTGAAGTATTATAATTTTTTGAATAAGATTCTAATATAATAGGATTAGCATCTTTAATAAAAATAGTTTTTTTTTTAGTAAATATATTACCTAATTTTATAATTTTTCTTCCAAAAGTAGGATGTTTCTCAGTAAATTTATCTAAGTGATAATTTAAATCAATGCCAGCATTAGTACGATCTGTAGTAATTAATGAATAATTTAATTTGTAATATAATTTTAAATAAGGTTTCATTACATTAAGTAATATATCATTTGGAAAATCTTTATCAATATTAATTTTTTTGTTTAATTTACAAATAGTATTATATGTTCTTATCATACTATGTATATCCTTAATTAATTTATCATTTGTTTGTTTCAACAAATTATTAATATATGTTTTTCGTATAAGTGCTTCATTATTATCACGAAATATTTTTAAATGAAAATTATGCATAAAATATTCTTGAAATACAATAGGAACTATAAAACCTTTGTTTATCATAAAAAAATAAATATTATATAAATTAAATTTTTCAAATGGAATATTATTATATGGATTTTTTATAGGTAAAGGTTCAGTAAAAAGATCTTCACAGTTTGTTAAAGAATTTTCAATAATTTTTTTCAAATCATTATATGTAAATAAATATTTACAATTTTTATGCAAAATATTACATATATTTTTGTTATTTGGATTAATAGGGTTCATATATAAATCATTATTAATATTAGAACTAGTTTTTTTCCATTTCCATATATATGCTAATTTGCAAAAGTTTTTATAATAAAATTGTGACTTTTGGAAAACGGTTAAAACCTCTTCTTTTTCTGCATTAGAAAAAAAGGGATTATTTAACATATTTTTTAAAAATAAAAATTTTTTAGCTGTATTTACAATTTCGTTTTGAATAAAAAAGAAATGATATATAATATGAATAAAAGTAAATTTATCATTTATATAAGGTTGATATTCTTTATCTGTAAATAAATTATATGCATTTGTATTGTTAATTATATTATTTATAATGTTACGATACGTTAGCATATTATGTATAATTAAAGTATACATAATAACTTTATATTAATTTAGATTAATCTACATTTTCAAGTGAATCTTCTGTAGAATTTTCTGTTTTTTCATTTTGCTTTTGTGCCATTAGTAATTCATTACGTAGTTGAGTAGTTTCTGTATCAGCAACTTCACGCTCTTCAAAATTAACAGTTTCTTTTACTCCAATTAAGTTACCATCTTCATCCATTGTTTGCGTAAGAACATTACCACTAGCTTTAGCCTTTTCAATATTTTCCATAATTGCTTGCTTCTTAGATTCACGAACACGTTCCTCAAATTCTTTCTTTGCCATTTCTTCATTCTTAATTTTTTCTTTATGAAGTGCGTTAAGTTCTTCTTCAAGATGCTCTACTCGTCCAGTTTTATATGCATCTGGGTCCCAAGGAACCCAAACACCAACAGGTCCTACAAAAATATCGTGATTAGGGTCTTGGTCGCGCAACATTTTACTTTTATTTTCAGCTTCATCTTGTGTAGGAAATACACCGCGTACCTTTAAACCGCGAACAGAAGTTTGAAATGAATGCTCGCGATTGAACTTTTGATTTAATTCATCCTCTTGCTTATCCATGAAATTTTTATAATCATCTTCAATCCCTGATTTCTTTAATTTATCACTTTCTTCTTTTACAAAATCATTGAAATCAGAAATTAAGGTTTCAACATTCATATTATGCTTATATGCGATAAAGTGTATAAAATCAAAATACCTTTCCATTGATTTAGAAAATTCCCAATTTTTAATAAATTGATCGAATAAATATACCTCACGTTTCTTTAGGATTTTTTCGGGAGAAACAAAAGATAAACAACAAAACTTTTGCCCGGCGATTGAAGGATCTTCATCACATAAGTCTACATATTTAGGGTTTTTTTCCCCATTATCTAATGTTTTCTTTTCAAAAGATGACATACTATATTTAATAATAAATAATATTATTTAAGTGTTTTCAAAATAACAATATTTAATTATACTGTGAATTATTTTATTTGAATATAGTATATCAATATGACAGGAATGTTTGACATGAATGAGCTAGTAAAGCGTGCTATTAAATACCTTATTGAAGGTCTTGCTGTAGCAATTTGTGCTATGTTAATTCCCAAGAAAGCTCTTGGTGTAGAGGAAATTGTAATAATAGCTTTAACAGCTGCTGCAACATTTAGCATCCTTGATGTATTTATTCCATCAATGGGTTCAAGTGCTCGCAATGGTGCAGGTATGACACTTGGTAGTACTCTTGTTGGTGGTATCCGTCTTGCTGCTTAAACACTAAAATTAAATTAAATAATATTACGTTATAAGAAAAAATATAGTATGTTGTGTAATTATAATACACAAAATATGAATGAATCAAATGATACAATTGAGAACCTTAATATAAAGATTAAAGTTTTAGAAGAAACGGTTCTCAAATTACAGAATCAACTGAAGAAATATACAAATAATGATAGACATAAACGATATTATCAAAAGAATAAAGAAAAGGTTAAGGAAAATGCAAAATTATATTTAAATAAGCTGAAAGACGAGAACCCTGAAAAAATAAAGGAATATCGTCGTCGTGCTTATCAAAAAAAGAAGGATAAACAGCAATTATATGAAATTATAGAATAAATAATATATAAAATATTTGCATATTAAAATGAGTTCTGGAGAACAAGACATTTGTTTAAAACCAAGTGAAATTTTGAAACAAAATAAGCAAGATAAAGAAGAGCAACAAGAAAGGCATAACAAAATAGAAGAAAGGTTACAAGCAGAAAGAGATTATGGGAATAAGTTTCAAAATATGGTAATAGAACAAAAAACAATTAAAGATACTATATTTCATATAGATGATAAAAATACGTGTATAGAACATTTGAATAAAGAACAATTAAAAAAAGTATTTCCGGATTATAATGGTGAAGATGAATATCCTAATAAATTATTATCCTCCTTTGATTGTAAAATTATACACGATATATTGAATATTATATTTGATAAACATATAATTGATTTATATAAATTTGTAGCGAAAAATAAAGAATGGTATAATAAAGTTCGTGCATTTATTGGATTTCATGAAATTACAGATTTTTCAATGTATCCAAATGATTTAAGTAAAGAAGAAATACAAGAAATAAAAGAACAAGGTTTTCATTTATTCGTAAGCGAAAAATGTGCGAACATACCAGAAAGTGAATTTGATGGTCCTAACGATTTATCCATAGAAGAATGGGAAAATTTAGATGAAATAATATTATATTATTATCGTGAATATCTAAGCTAAAATTTTTTATAATATATTTTTACAATATTATAAAATTTGACTATACTGTAGGAAAATATTCCCAATCTAGGTCATTACAAACTTTTTTCCAAATCATATCCTGTTCTAATTGTTTTTCTCTGTCCTTCATCATAGGAATGTAGGGTAAATATTGAACTTGGTCTAGTAATACACATAGTTGATGTAATGTATACGTATAATTAAAAAAATTTGTGCGATTAGGAGGACAATGAATAGCCCAAGGTTTTTGAATTTCAATAAAGAGAACACATAATGTTTCGTGTAATTCTTCATTCATAATAGGAGGTTTAATACCAAATAAAGAGTTAATATATTGGATATGTTCAAAATATTTATTGAGTCCTAGTTTTCTTAATATTTCGCGCATCTTATCATAATTAATAAGTGACATATCTGTAATCCGTTCTTTTTTAATTCTGTTTTTAATGGCAATAATAACTTCTTCGGGTATTTGTGTAGTTTCTTTTGCTTGAAATTGTGATAATATTTCTTTAAAATGATTAAGACGTATATATGCTGTATATGATACCTCATTAGGTGGCTCTTTATTTGTAGGTTTTGAACTATCAACTATATAGGTAATAAATTTACCACAATGATTATTATTACATATTAAAATACCTTCCTCATCTTGAGGTATAAGTTCTCCATTATTACAAGTAGGACATATATCTGTATTTACTATAAAATCTTGAAGATTAGTAATTTCATTTGTTACATTTCTCCAATATAATTTTTGGTATGATTGTTTTGAATTCATATATTTTTCATTATTTAAATTGGCAGAATCATTATTAGTTGCCTTTATTTTAAAAAAACTATTGAGAACATTTGTATTTTGATTA